TCTTACATTTAGAAACAAATATTCAATATCAAAAGTAGCAAGAGATTCGATTTTTACATTTTCAGTAAGAATACAATCAGAAAGAATTTGTATAATGGAATTGGTAATATCTTTCATATTTTCAGATTCCATTGCCAGAATTAAAATCTTTTCTTCTCTCACAAGGAAAGGTCTATATTTAATCTTCTTTCCAGTCGAGGGCAACGTCATCTCATACGTTGGAGTATTAATCTTAGGTAAAGGCATAGTAATTAATATAATTCAGTTATTTTTATTTAGAGGGGTTATTATAAAGTTTATCTATAATGCCGAAGATTATAGAACTTGTCCTATATTATCAATAGACTGATTATTATCTACTAACTCCACCAAAAGAAGTATTATTATCATCACCAGTCAATCCTCCTTTTTCAGATACATTCTTAAGATCAGTCCAGAGCCAAAGATTGCCACTTCCTTCATTGTTTGAAGATGTTATTTCCAGATCTCCTATATTTCCCAGAGGTCCAGAAAGATCTTTATAAATTATAATATTGCCATTATCGTTTCTAACTCGATAAATAGCATTATCAGATCCTCTAAAGAATCTATCTGACCCACTTGGAATTCCATAATTACTTCCATTCGCAAACGGATCTGCTGCTTCAGCAGATCTTGCTCCAGCAAGAATATCGGTTTTAGATTTTTCTAGATTTTCTAATCTTAAATTTTCTGCTGCTGCTGCTGCTTGTTGTTGTGCTGCTAATTGGGTTGCTGCTTCTGTTGGTGTAGGCAGTACTGGTGCTGGAGGAGCACCAGATAAAGATTCAAATGTACTACGTTTTACTTGTTGTAATTCCGAAGATTGTTGTTTAGGATCAGCAAAAGAACCTTGAATTCCTTTAGAAAATCCATTATTACCTATAACATATCGATCATAATTAAAACTTACACTCACTTTTAATACGTCGGCACCACCATAAGAAACGGGAACTGCAGTGATTAATTTTGGAAATGCATTCATGAATGAGTATGTCATTCTAGGTCCAAAATTCTTTTCAAATTTAGTAATTGATATTGTCTGACACTTATAACTATCGGGATATCTCATTCTACGATAGTAATTAGATTGTGAGGGAAGTGCTCCATCACCGTTTCTACCTGTGCGAGGTATAGTTCCATTAATTTCACTACCACTTGAAATAAAATCAATCCATCCCTCAAAAAATCTCAAATTATTATAATCATTATCGACATAAAAGGTAAAATCAAAGTCAGTGTATAATCTCGTATGGGCAAATTCTTGCGATATTCCCATAAAGTTGTCTTTTACTTCTGCCGTCGCAAGACTAGTTCCCGGTAGTGATGCCTCAGAACAAAGAAGACCAGAACTTCTAGAAATAAAATCTAAATTAACTTTAAACTTATCCTCTATATACCCCAAAAGTCCTTGACCACCAAAAGTTGAAAGAGATGAAAAATCTACTTGATAGTGATTAGTCTGTGCTAAATTTCCAAATAAACGTTGAGGATCTACATTACCACTTCCACCTCTAGAGTTTCTAATAAATTTTACTATAGGTTTTACTGCCACACTAAATATCCCATATGGTCTTTATTATTAGTTATTTAGATGTCATATAAGGGAAAATATAAACCATCTTATCCTAAAAAGTATAAGGGTGATCCCAATAACATCGTTTATCGTTCCTTATGGGAAAGAAAATTCATGGTTTATTGTGATAATAACCAGAATATTTTAGAATGGGGAAGTGAAGAAGTTATTGTTCCCTATCGTTCACCCATTGATAACAGATACCACAGATACTTTCCAGACTTTTATATTAAAGTCAAAGAATCAAATGGTATGATTAAAAAAATGATTATTGAAATCAAACCATTTAAACAGTGTATAGAACCCAAAGTCAAACAAAGAAAGACGAAAGGTTATATCTATGAAGTCGTTGAGTATGCTAAAAATCAGGCAAAGTGGAATGCCGCTAAAGAATGGTGTTTAGATCATGGTTATGAGTTTAAGGTCCTTACAGAAAACGAACTCGGTATTAAGTAATGCCAAGAAAGACGCTCCAACAAAGAAGAAATCCAACAGAAGATAATGATAATCGTGTGCGTGGTGTTGTTGATAATTTAATTGGTATCGAAACTGCTGATGATATTATGACTGAATTAATCAGTGTTTTATCCGAAGGTGGTAAGGTTCCTTCTAGTGGAAAATATTATACCTTCTTTTATAATGCCAAGACACCAGGAATGCAGTATGACCAACACCCTCTTGTAGGTGTTACCGAAGTATTCTCTTGGGGGTTTCGTGGAATTAATTTTCATTGGGACTCTCAGAATAGTAGAAGGCAATATGATTACAATCAAATCATCGGTGGACTCTACGAAATCTATCCAGAAGAGATGTCTGATGTGATAGAACTCGGTTTTGCTAAAGTTCGTTCTAAATAGTTGTAAAAAGAGAGAAATATAGATGGCGGCAACACCAGGAACTGTAGATTACAAACCCTCTAGTAATAAAAAAGTATTACGTTATCCATATACAATGATTGCAGAAACTACAGATTATCTGCAGATAGATGTTATTAAGTATAAATCTATTAGAGAAAATACTGGCAGTTCTTATGCAAGTTCTCCGGGTGATAGAAGAAATCGAGGAACTGCAAAAGATAAAATAAAAACCATACTACTTCCAATTCCATCAAATATTAGTGATAGTAATAGTGCAAAATATGGTGACTCCAGTTTGAATAGTATTGGAGCTGCATTACTTGGAGGTGTTGATAACATTATGGCTGTTGGAAAAGATTTTACTGGACAAGAATTAATAACAAAACTTGGCGGTGCGGCTAATGACCTTGTTAAGTCTGTGGGTGGACTTGGAGGAGCTCAAGGATTTGTAACTAGAAGTTTAGCAAGCACGGCTGTAGGACTAGCAGGTGTCAATATTACTCCAGATCAAATTTTGGCAAGAGCATCGGGTGAAATCTTAAATCCTAATATGGAACTTCTCTTTAATGGACCATCTTTGAGATCTTTTAAATTTTCATTCAAAATGACTCCAAGAAATAGAGACGAAGCAATGGAAATTAAAAATATTATTAGATGCTTTAAAACACATATGGCACCTAAAGTATCATCGGGTCCAGATTCTACTGTAACTAACGTATCATTTCTTAGCACACCAGATGTTTTTGAATTAAGATATCGTCAAGGTGCAACAGAACATTCTTTCCTAAACAAATTCAAACAATGTTTTATGGAAAGTATTGATGTCAATTATACGGCAGACGGAACTTATGCAACTTATGATGATGGAACACCAGTTTCAATGGTTATGACATTATCTTTTAAAGAAATTGAACCAGTTTATAATGTTGATTATGGTGATGAAATAACAGGAGTAGGATACTAAAATGGGATACTTCAGAGAACTACCAGAATTAGACTATCAATCATTTTTATCTGATAGCAATTCTTCTCAAAATTATTTGAGAGTTAAGAATTTATTCAGAAGAAATAAGTTGCGTGATGACTTACAAAATGTATTCACCATTTTTAATAAGTATGAAATTGTAGAGGGTGCAAGACCTGATACAGTTGCCGAAGAATTTTATGGAAGTGCCGAACTTGATTGGGTCGTTTTAATGACGGCAAATATTACAAGAGTCAGAGATCAGTGGCCATTATCAAATCGTGACCTCTATCGATATACAGAAAATAAGTATGGTATTGCTGGATTATCATCCGTGCATCATTATGAAACAACAGAAGTAAAAGATTCTCAAGGTAGATTGATTCTTCCGGCAGGTAAAGTTGTAGATGAAGATTTTACAATTCCAAATCCTTCAAATACTGCGACTACTTTAAATCCTGTGATTAATATTAATAACTATCAATATGAAGTTAGAAAAAATAATGAAAAATCATCAATATATCTACTAAAACCATCATATTTACAGCAGTTTTTGAATGATATGAGAGAAATTATGATTTATGATCGTTCATCAGAATATATTAACGACAATCTAATCAGAACAGAAAATACTAGAGTTACAAATCCATAAAAAAGGGGAGGTTTCCCTCCCCATCTTACTTAGTCTGCTGCGAGTGCGGCAAAGTATGAGAGTGTATCATCATCGTCATCATCAGTCTTGGTAGGTGACAGACTATCAAGTTCTTCCTTCATTGACTGAGGGACAGGATTTGATTCTGCACGATTCTGTTGACGGAACTCTTCTTCTTCCTGAACGGATTCTTGGTCTTGGAACTTAGTCGTTCCTTTGATACCGAGAACATAATCAAGACGCTTCTTCAGTTCATCATAAGACTTGAATTGATCTGGAGCAACAAAATCTTCGAGAGAATACTCTTTCTTCCAGATTGCTTCCATTGCTTCATCATCTTCCAGAAGTGCATCCTGACGGGCAAACTCCGAAGAATCATAGTTACGATAACCGGCAACATTCTTTGCCTTCAGTTTGAAGTTAGCACCCTGCCAGAAGTCAAATGGATCGATTGCTTCCTCGTCCTCAAACTCAGGTTGCATTGCGGCAGTAATCTTATCAAAGATTTTCTTACCGAACTTATACAAGAATACTTGACCTTCATTGGAAGGATTAGCAGGATCTTTTACAACATAGATGTTTGCGACATAAGTCAGTTTACGTTTCTGCTTACGTGCTTGCTCTTTACCAGAATCAGTGCCGTTATTCCACAGCATCGTGTTGTATTCTGACATTGGGTCTTTCTGACTCAAAGTCGTCAGAGAGTTTTCAATATACCATCCACCAGGACCTTGGAAGGCATGTGAATAGAGTTTGACGAATGGGAGGTCTTCACCTTCAGGAGCAGGAAGGAAACGAATAACGGCATAACCATTGCCACCTTTATCACATTCTAGTTTCCACAGACGTTCATCACCTGAACTACCTGCATTATTCATTTTTTCGACTTCCTTGACCAGTTTTTGTGTCAAAGAACCCAGTTTGGATTGCTTTTTAAGATCAGCAAAAGACATTTAGATTACCTTAGATTAGTTTGGATGTTTTGGATTTACTTGGATATTATAGCAGAAATTCTCTCAGTCGTCAATATAGTCTTTGAGAGATTTTATTGTTGCATTCATATCACCGAATAAAGTCAACATATCAGTTTCTGGAGGAAACCCCATTGATGAAACTGATTTACGTAGATTCTCTCTCATCTCGATAGCCTTTGGGTCATCAGAAAGAGATAGTCTAGTATACATCACTTGCTGTTTTTCAAGCAAGGATGAAAGTATTTCAACGTGCTCAAGTTTTTGTTCACGGGACATTCTACCGAAAGTAATAAAACTCTCGTAGATTTTTTCTTGCATTTCATTAATTTCACTCAGTTCTTCCTGAATGATTTCAGAATCAAAAAAGTCACTCATTTACAATGTCCCGCAAAATCTTTCTAAACTTAAAGACATCAATATTTAGAAAGGGAGAATACTTCTGTAGTTTTAAACTTACGGTTTCCCATACAGGATCTTTCAGTTTCTTATCAAACTTCTTTCTGAATGAGAATATTCTATCATAGATTACAAAAGTTTCAAGACTTATGTCTCCACCAAGAAATCTTTTTAAGATTGTTGGATGACCTTTCGAGCAACTGAATAGATTCTCTAATTCGTTGTTCGAGAGTAATTCGTTGCTTTGTTCTTTGAACAAGTAAGTCAAACTCTGTTGTCTCTTTGTCCAATCTTGGTAGGTTCTTTCTCCAGA